TTGTAGGGCTGTGGTAGTGGCATCCATGCTTTTATTCTGCTTGTGGTATATTCACTATGCACTGTGGTTTCAAGCACAATCGGTCTTTTTTCGCCCACGCTGTCGCAAATTTCAAAAACAGGATAACCGCTATTTCCATCATCACTTATCATTCTTCCGTAAATAACTCGACCATAGCAGGACAGCAAAACGTGCTGTTTTATTTCGGGCAACCTCTCACTAACAGGAATCCACCACCCTACAAACATTCCTTTCTCTTTTGCAGTCTTTGTAAAACCCTCTGCCATCTTTGCAAAATCCATTTTTAATTCAGCCATCTTCCACCTCCATCTTTGCGCTTGCACCTCCGCACCCTGCATCTACTTTTACAACACCCATTTTGCCCTTTTCTGCGTCCTTGTAGTATTCATACGCATTTTTTACCCACGAACGCTCCAAGCATGCCTCTATGGTCAAATTATGCTCGATGCATTCCTTGTCAACATACTGCCGGAAATCATCATTGATTTCATAAAATTCTTTCATGCTATCACCACCTATTCTTCATCATCTACGGAAAGATTTCTTCTCCCAAATTTTCCGCCGCAGATATAACAGTAATGATTTGACAATGCTAATGATGCAATCATTTCATGACCGCAATGCGGGCAAATCACAGTATATCGGAAAAGCGCATTTTTTGAATCCTTGTGTTCCCTGTAATATTCATCAGTGATATCTTTTGCATCCGCATCTCTGTTGTCCGGCGTTACACCCAAAGCCAATGCGCCTGTGTTTCTCTTTTCCTGCTTTTTTTCATAACATTCATATAGATGACTGAATGCATGAATGCATAACCTCAATTTGCAAATCTCGCAGGAATCATCACAATGTATGCATGAATCACATCCATCATATTTCCCATTTTCTGCATATTTATTTTCAATATCTGAAATATCAATTCCATCAATCATCTTTCTTTTCACCTCCCGCTGAAATAATGGTCACCATGCTGATACAATGCTGTGCCAAATCCGTGATAATGATTTGTGCGGAAATACATCACATCATAATCCATGCGCTCTTCCATTTCCTTTTCAACCGCTTCCATGTCATCATCTGTGTATGTGTTTGATCGCACAAACTGCCCTTCCTGTAATACCACGCCCCAGACATGGTTCGGATATTCTTCGCAATCCACTCTGTTCAGCACACAGTCAACCACAAGCCTCTTTCCAATCATATCTTGATTCCCTGCTTCTGCATGCACAACCTTTGCAAGCACTTCTTTTTCGGAATCATTCAAAGGTGTTTCAAATGTTTTTATTTCCGGCAGATATTCCTTTTCTCTTATAACAACAGTCAATCTTTCCTTGTCATGTTTGCTCATCACTTCCGGCAAATTTGCCTCTGCTGATTTTGGCTTAGATTCCGTCAAAATAATCATCAAAAGAAACAGAAAAATCCAATTCACTATCTTGTATCCTTTCATATGTTTTTCCTCCAATCCACACTTTCTTCTGTGCTTTCAAATCAACATATTCAATGCATTTTATTCCGCTTGAATGATCCACAACAATCACAGGAAACCTATTCCCACATCTCATCCATTTTTCAAAAGCAGTAATCTGATTTTGCTCAAGCCTGCTGATGCTTATGTAATCCGCCGCACATGTTTTGCAATCAATGGCAACTGTGATGCCATCTCTTGCCGCTATGATATCAAATGGCTGTGCGCCTCGGATATCGGGTGATAGGAAATGCACCCAATATCCTTTGTTCGCAAGCCTCCGGCAGATTTCATGCTCAAATTTACTGCCTAATTTTTTGTTGTTCAAAACGGCAAAACCTCATTATTATCCATTGGCATGAAACCATTTTCGTCAGCAATAGGTGCAGGCTTCCCATTGCCATCAACTTCCTGCCACTGAGGTAATCCATCCTGTTTGTCCGCCGGAATAAATCTGTCTACCTTTGCACTCACATTGCCATTATATTCTGAATGCTTGACAGAACATGCTCCCACCTTGCCAATCCATTTTGCTGTGTCAAACTCACCATCAGCAATGTCCTTGAATGCATCAAAAAACTGTGTGAGCATCCTGTTTGTGATCTCCGGCTTGTCCTGCATGAATGTGATATAGTGATAGATGGTTTCTGCATAACCACTCACATCAAACTGCAAGACAAGCATGTCATTCCCCTTGCTTGATACTGCCTTTTCAGCAGTCTTGATTCTGATCCTGTGATTCCCTTCGGGAATCTTTGTTGAAAAGCCATTGCTCTCTTCTCTTTTGTAATTCCAAGCCATTTCTTAATCCTCCTTGTCATCTTCTTCGATGTCGATTGAGACATCAAATCTTTCCTTGTCATCATCAGTAATGTGATTCTTTTTTGCAATCTCTGCAAAGGTGCATGCTGAAACAGAATCACCAAATGCAAAATGCTGATACTGCAAATTCACGATGTACTTCATACTGCTTCCTCCTTTCTCTCAATGAAGTCTTCCACAAGACATTCCTTGCGGCAATCTACTTGGTTTTTAGCATAGATATTTGATGTGGCATTCAGCAAGATATGATGCTCTCCATCCTTATTCACGCCAATCCATCCAACAATGTCACAGAGACCGCAGATATTATCAACGATCTTGTTTGAAATCCTCGGAATAATCCTCGAATACTGCGATCCATCCGGCATGGTGAAAGGCTCAACCACTTCCCATGCTGTCCAGACGATATTCACGCCCCAAGATTTCATATAGCGCAGACTGTTGACAAGTTTAAACTGCATATACTGATAGTCTGCCATTGCGGGAACACCTTTGTTCTTACCCTGTGCGCCAAGATCTGACAGAATGCATCTCTCCAATTCGCTGATATTGTCAACAGCCACTGTTGTGATATTATTCTTTTTCAAAAAATCTGGTGTGATTTCCCGCAATGTTTTCGTCCATGCATCAAAAGTTCCACTGATTTTTGTAATACCATCCTCAACAAGTTTGCTTCTGTTTTCGATCTGCTCCACAAGCACTTTGCTTGTGTCCTTCACAACCTCGCCCTTTGCAAGCGTTCTGGTGATTGTCCTGTCAATGTCAAGCACCAATGTCTTGCCTTCGCTACGTTCTGCAATCAATCCGATTGCTGTTGATTTTCCCACTCCTGCCTTGCAGTACAACAATGCTGTGTACGGCAGGTCTTTTGTTTCAATGGTTTTCAGATTCATACTCTTCTCCTTTCTTGAATTCGATGTATTCTTGATTCGGATCATAGTGCAGACACACGCTTGAATACTCACATCTGCGCCCATACATATTGCATTGGCATGTGTTCCTGTAAAAATGCTTTGCATTGACCATCTCATCAATCATCAACATCAATTCATCTTCAAACTGTTTCACTTCTTCATCTGTTCTTTCGATTTCCAAAAGCCGGATTTTGCTGTCGGTTTCTTCGTCATACCAATCAAGCATTCTGTAGAAAAACTGTTCCTCAGTTTCACCCTTTTTCTGCCGGATTGAAGGCTTCCGGCAAACTGTGTACCACACCTTACGCTTGCCCGTCAAATACATGTACATCAGAATCTGTTCATCCCACAAAAGATTGTATTCGTACTGCTCTGTGATTTCTGCTGAACAGGTCTTGTGTTCCACGATGTGACCATCACCTGCAATTCCATCCACAATTCCCACAATCTGCACATCACCCAAATCCTTTTCAATCCATTTTTCTGCGGCAGTCACAACAAAATTCGGATAGATGTACTTCTCATACGCTCTTGCCATTGCCACTTCCTTCGAATAATCTCCGGCGAATTCATCGTTTCCGGCAATATGTCCGCCATTGTTGATGTATTCAAGCAATTTGTGATAATTGCTCCCGATTTCCAAAGCCTCCGGCTTTTCAACAGGAATCAGATTTTCAATGTACTTCAATTCGTAGAGCCTTCTGCATGATTTGAATGCTTTGATTCTGCTTGTTGATATTCTCATTTCACTCCTCCTTTCCGATCACCAACTCAATCATTGCCACTGTGCGCTTGCTTGGATCTTGCGATCCATTCTCGACAGAGTTGATGGTCTGCACAGAAACGCCACACCTTGATGCCAATTCCTTCTGGCTGATACGCTCTTTTGCCCGATATTCAACCATGCGATCCTGCAATGTCATATGCCACACCTCCTTTCATATACCATGATACACCATACTCCATATTGTGTCAACATGATTTTTAATTTTTCCGCCTTTTCTTTTCTTTTCTATACTTTTATATACTATTTTTCTATGTAATATGTTACATTTTACTATGATATAAAAAAGTATATAGAAAAATATATTATATATATAAAAGTTTGTAGCAGGTCAAAATAGTGCATTTCCGGCAAAATGGTGCATCATTCATACTTCTTTGAAATGCTTCAATTCATACTCATTCATCAGCACACAGCCTGTGACCATCAATTCATCAACATTCTCTTCATCAATCTCTTCCTGCAAACAGTCATACACCTTCGGATTTGCACCTACACCTGTGATTGTCAAATACCTGCCATTTCTTTCATCATAAAATCTCTGTCCTATCTTCAACATATCCTCATGCCTCCTTTTCCTTTTCTAACCATTCAACCCTTGCCTTCGCTTCCTTCAATGTCAACTCATAGCCAATCTTGATGCCGTTGAAAAATATTTCCCACACCTGCTCACTCATCACCTTGCCTGTCCAGATATTCTTACTCTGCGTGCGGATGATGTGGTAGTTTCCAGACACATATTTTGTGCGCCGCTTACTTTCCATTCCGATATACTTTCTCTGCCACTTCATGCCTGCTCCTCCTTCTCCCAGAAATATTCACTAACCAGATTATCTCCTCCGTCATACATCTCTACATTGATGGCATCTGCACCTGTGCTAAAACAAGCATCCTTATCATCAAGTAATCCAATATACTCCTCTGCTGTGATATGATCATCGATCACATCAACTGTCTCACTGTGGCTGTATCCGCTACCTTCTGTCCAATATCTAAACTCTACTCTCATGATTTTATCCTCCTTGTCTTGTGGTGGGGGAGGCTGTGCCTCCCCGCCTGTGCCTTGTTCGTTTATCTTACAAAATAATCTCCGTATACTCCATCTTGATATTGTCCCCATTTTGCAAGTTCTCCTGTGAAGTGTACTCTCACATTTGTGCTTTCAGATCCTGCAACCTCAACATATTCCTTGCCATTCCACTCTGTATCAATGTTATGAAAAACCTCTGTGACGATTCCTTCATTGCCCTGTACAAAAACCTTGTCACCAACTTTGACATTCAATTCTTTTGCATCCATCATCGTATTCAACATATCTTTGCCCTCCTTGTGGTGTGCTGTGTTGTTTGATTCTGGTTATACCTTACCACCATTTTGCATATATGTCAACACCTTTTTGAAAATTTTTTAATTTTTTATGCAAAAAAATCCTGCTACCCATCAGAATAGCAGGATTTATGCGATATTTAGTTGATTTCTGAAAGCCGCCGCATCACTCCATCATAGAGTTTTGGGATCAATGCTTTCACTGTGGTCATCAATTCATCCATCACATCCAGATAATCTGCCGGATTCTTCCCGTCAATCATCTGCAGGAATTCCGTTTTTGGCTCTTCAATCTCTGTTGACATAGCATATGAGTATTGTGGATGCATCATCTCCACCTCCTGTTTTGCAGGAAACAATTTGTCCTTGATAATGTAGAATGCCGCAAGTTTCAGACAAGTGTTTGCAGATGGATTCCTCTGACCTTCACATTCTGCAATGGCTTCCTGCAAATCATATTCTGTTATCACAGGAAACCACCTCCTTACATCTCAGACATGATGCCTTTCAACTTCTGGCGCACTCTGTCGTTTGGTGCGGATTCCATAAGTTCCTGCAAATCTTCCATGAAATCACCATTTCTAGAATATCCTTCGGAAGAATATCTGCCCATAGAATCACGCCTTGCATTTCTGCCTCTGCCTCTTGCGTATGATTCGCCGCCTTCATAACTTCTGCCACGATAACTGCGCATGTCATCTCTTGCCATACTGTATCCATCTTCATACATCTCTTCACCTTTGAGCAGGTTTTTCTTAATGTGCGCAAGTGTATCAGCATACTGAATCTCCGCCATTGACAGTTTGCCATCTTTGTCTGCTTTCTTTTCGATTTCTTTTAATTCGTCACAGACATATTCAATCAGTTTGTCCATGCGTATCCTCCTTCCTATGCCACCCGATTGATTACAAGGTTTGCATTGATTACATTGATTGCAGGTGCAGGTGTTCCGCCTGCAACTGTCACGCCGCTGACCGCTCTGACGGACATTGAGAAACAACATCCCTTCGGTACAGTAACAAGAGCAGTGCTTATCACATTGCCATATTCATCCACAGCGGCAGGCGTGATGATTGCCCTGCTTGTTGTTCTCGGCTCTCCGTTGACTGCAATTGCAACTGCAATCGGATCAACGCTTGTCGCATCTTCCGGCAACGAAATATTGCCATTGAATGTAATCTGATACCTTGCAAAGCAATTATTTGTGACACCTTTGAGAATAAAAATCCCTGTTTCATCTTCATGGTAAATATACCCTTTATTGCAAGGGATAGAGGCTGTGAAAATGATAGGCTGATTCAGTTCTACCAACTGTTCAGCGTTTGCCAAATATTCTGCCATGGTGTCACCTCCTTACATTGCGCCACAACCACAGCCACAGCCGTTGTTGTTGCAAGTAAAGATAGGTGTGCGACCATATACAGGCGTTGTTGGAACAGGACAATTACTCAATCTGTTGTATAACTGATCTACTTCATTAGCAAATCCCTGTGAAATGAATGCGTTCTGTGCAACCTGCGATTCTCTGAAATTCGCCGCAGTCAACTGCCGTTCCAGATCGGCAATACGATCATTCTTTCCATCGAGTTCCAACTGACACAGTTTGTCAAGGATTGCCTGCGTGTTGCTCGTCTGATTCGTGATGATATCTCTTGTGTTGTTTGCATCAGCAAATCTTGTCGCATTGCCTTCGTTCTGAATGATGTTCTGCGTCTGGCAATTTGCAAGCCTGTTTTCACAGCAACAATCAGCAAACTGACTGCCAAGAGCGTTAAATCCCTGTGCCATTGCAGTCTGTGCCGCAAATGCCTGTTGCATATTTGCCATCTGCCTTGCATTTGCACCCTGCTCAACTCCGGCAAAGCCATTTGCAAGAGACATCTGCATGTCACTGCAACATCCGCATAACTGTGTAGAAATACCATTGATGCCATCACGGATGCTTGTGATACCATCATTGAGCATTGCATCACGGAATCCATTGTTGGTATTGGCATTGATGTTCTGCTGACCTGTCATCAGCCAAGGAAAATCACTGTTCCCATATCCGCCACCGAAACCATTGCCATTGTTACCCCATCCAAGAAGCAGAAGCAGGATAATCCATGCCCAATCACCGCCAAAGCCATTGCCAAAACCGCAGTTTCCGCCGCCGCCGTACATAGGCGCAACAGGCATCACCATGTTGCTTCCATTTTCATCTGTTAAAGCCATAATTTTTTCCTCCTATAATTTTTTTAGGTTAGGAATTGCGCTCATGCTTCTGCGCAATCCGTATATCAAGGCTTATGCGCACTCGCCTTAATATCATTTATTCATCAGCATCTGCACTATTGGATTGTTCCTCATGTTCATCACATTGTTCACTTGTGCCTGCGATACCTGCCCAGAATTGAGAAGATGCTGAATGATTGCATTCGGATCTTTCACATTCACATCCTGCGGGATGTTGAATCTTTGTGAAAGCACCTGCATTGGATTACTTCTCATTTGTTGATACATTGACATCAATTGTTGCGGACTCATACACCATCATCCTCCTGTTTTTTGATTTCCTCTATTTCGCTCCAAATTCGCTTGATTTCGGCTTTCATTTCTTCAATGGTGGATTTTATCGAATTATCATCGTCAGCCGCCTTATCGGTCAAATTTGAGCCTTCTGCGGGCATTTCTTTAACAAGTTTATATTTTTCAAAGATAGGTCTGTCCAATTGTGAAAACCCCATTGTCTTTGTATAGATGTATGGCGATGTTTCATCCTTGAATGTGACAGAATTTCCAAGTGCAACAGGATAATTTTTCGCCTCTTCTTCACTGCGCACATTCACAAAGCCACCATTCTGAATCTGTGGCTGTGGCATTTGCTGTGGCATCTGCTGTTGCTGTGGTGGCTGATATACATTGTTTTGCATTGGATAATATGGATTGTAATAGTTTGGCATTTCTATTCCTCTTTTTGATACCATACATACACAGGAATCTCTCTCGAAGAATCCCAACTGTCATAAAGCATTCCGTCAATTACTGTGGCAGTATGCCCACCAAATCCAAGGACAAAAACGCCTGCCGGATTATCTCTGCAAAAATCTTCCACAGTATAGCAATCTGGACATCTGTTCGGGATTGCTTTTCTATAAAATCCATGTTGCCGCAGAACCGCTCCCCATACCGAATCAGAAGAAGGCATATCGCCCATTTCATATCCATTTTTAACAATAAGCAAATAGGCATCTTCCCAACTGATATCAAGAGCCTTTGCAACTGCACGAACCGCACAATCTCCCACATTTCTTCCTGTTGGATTTGGATTGTATTTTATCCACATCAGATTTCTCCATTTCAGACAGTTTTGATTCAAGATATGACAGATTTTGCCGATAAAATCTGCATACATCATATGCATCATATGATGTATATCCGCATTTCATCAGTTTTCGTATCAATGTGTTTGTCATGCTTAAATTACAACACAGAAATGATGCTTTTGAAATGAATCAGATGTGCATGTTTCGTGCATCTTTTATGCACAAAAAAAGAGAAGGCACATGAATATCATGCACCTTCTCTACTCTGAAGAAGTGTATTGGGATATATGTTAAAGCCGGAATCTTTTGAATAACTGTTTTTCTGCGGCATATACGATCTTCTTCGTCTGCCGCACAGACAATCCGAATTCTTCACTCAATGGCTCATAGCAAATGCCATCCAATAATCTGCGCTTGATTATCTTTCTGTTTCTCTCTGAATTCCTGCCGATGATATATTGGTCAATCAAATGTTCCCAATCATCTCTTGACATATCATCTGCGCCTGCGCATCCGTCTATTGCTGACATTATCATTCACCCTTTTTCGCACTCTTGTCCGTGTTTTTGTTGTCACTCTCCGCACCACTATCCTTGCCATTGTTTATCTCTCCATCATTACCGATGTAATTTGCAATGCCATCTTTCCCATCAACAGTGACAGTTTCTGTTGTGTTCGCACCACTTGAATAATCATACTGCGTCCATGCATAAAGCCACAATGCATTGCTTGCAAATAATAAAATGACGCATATGACAATCATCACAATCATATGTTTGATAATCCCATGCATCCTTGTCATTTCGCCTTCATGCGCCGCATATGATATCACCGGAATATTTGTATCACTCATGCTTTCACCAACAATCCTTTCTTCAACAAGACGAGCAACTTTGTATTTTGCACACCATTCCCAACATATTTATCAATCCCATTTGCTTTTGCAATCAATGCCCTGTGTCCAATTGATGTGTCTTTTTCACCAACAGATTTCAAGGCATCAACAAGGCTTTTTGATGTGCCTGTATATGGCTTGTATGTTATTGATTCGCCTCTGACATTCCCAACTGTTACAATGGCAGTATGTCCACGGGAACAAGTTACAAGGATATCTCCTTCATATAATTCCATCCCGCTCTTGTAAACATATCTGTCAAACATATCAAGTTTTGCAAGCGCACTTTGTTCTGTGGCTGTGTTGAAATTTGAAACCTTCTTGCCTGTTGCTTCCTGCACACATAACCGCACAAGGCTTGAGCAGTCACATTCGGTTTTCACAATGCTGTTCACACCATGATTGAATATGTCAAGCCTGTTGTTTTGATCATATCCAATCATCGGATTGTTGCATGCAGTTTTCATTGCAATTGCAAGTTTCTTTGCGACATCAGCATTTCTTGCCCGCAACACAACCCATCCTTTTTTGTGGACATAGAATTTTTGCTCTGAAACTTCGCCGGAATAATCCGGCACAGCCTTCTGCTTTTGGTCGCCAACCCTACCACCCGTTATGCGCCCATTTTCGCTTATTCTTGCGCTTCCAATAATGACATTGACCATTTATGCCTCCTTATTGTAATTGAGCGTAGAAACGCCCAAAATTGCGCCCAGAAAGACTTGCAATGCAACAACTGTGCTACTGATTTCTTCTCCAAAAGGAATTTTCCAAATCGCAAAGACTGTGCGGATCAAAATTGCAAGAGCAGGCAAAAATAAGATTGCCACCCATTTCAGCACATCAAATAATTTGTTCGGTAATTTCATTCTTTGCCTCCCTTCTCCAAGGCATCAACCTTGACTTCCAGTTTGGTGATCCGGTCGCCGAATGTGTTATGTTTCCTGACCTCATCGGTCAGTTGTTGGATTTTGGTATCCGTCACAGCCTGCGCCGTGATGATCTGCTGCTCGATCTTTTGATTGCTTGCGCTGTTTGTGATGATCACGCCAATCAGTGCTAATCCGCCCGTGATCAGGGCGATGATGATGTTCTCCATCAGATTCCTCCCTTCCGGCAACCGCCATGTTATGATGTTTTGGTGTATTGAATGGTAAACTCTGTCAATGTTACTGTTGCATTGCGCATTCCCATCAAATATATCTTTCCGTTTTCATTTGGTCGAATATCCCCAATAGCGGAAATACTTGCTGTGCTTGCGTTACAAACTACGTTAACACATTTCTTTCCATCTGCGATTGCCTTACCTGTATCAACCCATGACATAGACGGAACGCCTAAAGACAAGCCACTAAATGTCTTTTGCCACAACGTTTCTCCAAACCAAGTACCAACAATCCTTTCGACATCATCATAATGCACAGCTGGCGTGCCAAGTGTTGTATATTTGCCACTTCCGGCTGTATCTGTTGTTTTGGTGTATTGTAGCGTTACCTTTTTAATATTTCGTGTTCCCGATGTAGCAATCGACCCAAATGCTATTGCAACTTCTTTATTTGCGCTAAATGCCCCGTTCGTTGGATGGGTTTGACCGCTACTATCTAAACTAACTACAAAGATACATTTATCAGCATTTGCAATGGTAACGCCTGTGTAAAACCAAGTATTCAAAGAGCTTACGCTTACATTTACGTCTATGGTTTTCTGATACAGTGGCTTTCCATCTTCATAAACACCAACTTCCCTTTCTTCCTTGCTGTAAATCACAGGCGTAAATCCATAAGCCTTAAAGCCACCTTGCCAAGGTGTGTCTGTGGTTTTGGTGTATTTGATAGTTATGTAAGCAGTCCAAGATGAACGATTTGCCGCTGTATTTATATTGATATTTGTTGCGTCTGCTGTAATTTGAACGCCGTTAATATTCTGAAGCGCAACATACGGCATAGGTGTATAAGATGATCCTACTTTTCCATAACCAGTAATATTAACAACTGCATCAATATTAGATGCACCATGAGCCACGCTCTTTCCCGTGTTATTCGGCAATGTTCCAAAGTTAATGGTCTTTTGATAAAGTGGTTTCCCATCAATAAAAATCCCTACTTGTTCTTCTGTCTCGGAGTAAATAAACGGAGTAGGTGCAAGCATTTCAGCACTTCCGCCGCCACCTTGCACCTCTGCCCATGTGCCATCACCTTTAAGGAATTTGCCACTGTCTGCCACTGTTGGCTTAGGCACAAGACCTTTTGAGCCGTCTGCCTGTGATGTTGCACCTGTCATAGTGTTGATATTCGCAATCTTATCTGTTAATACACTTACACCATCAACCTTTACATCAGAAACAGCACCAATATTATCAGCAGCCTCACCCATCTGGTAAACCGCATCTGATAATCTTTGCATGGTCTTTTCTGACATCACATTGACATTTCCACTATATACTTCACTCTTTCTTGTCGGATTATTTCCGGCTAATTTTTCTGCAAAATATTCAGCATTTGCCGCCGCCTGTTTTGCTGTGCTTTCTGTGGCAAGTGTGCATTCGTCTTCGGGCATTACTTCCGGAATAACTATTGTGCCGCCGTACAACGCTGAAGATAACTCACCAAATGTGTTGTAATCATAAGATACATCGTCTTGCGACAAAACGCCCATAGTGTTTGTTCCAACACTTGTTTCAGCCACATAATAATATGTATTGTTCCATTCTTGTATTGTTGTTTGAAATGTATACGGATCAAGGGCAAGATTGCCTGCATATCTCACCCATGATTGTGTGAGTGTAATAGTTTGACCATGCTGTGGCAATTTCATAATAAGGATCGGGCATTTGCTCAACCTTACTACGCCATCAACATCTGCATATCTCTGTCTATTTTCAACGCTGTCTGTACGAGTAACCAATACAAATGGATATGGAAGTGTTACTGTCACACGAAACTCTGTCCAAGCGGGTGTGCCGTAATTATAGTTATTATTCCAAATTTCAAATGTTCTTGTATATGTATTCCCTTGCTCAAAAGCCTTTTTGTTTGTGGCGACAACCGCATTGTTATTATCAGTATCAATATCAAAAACAAGGTCATTTTCTTTCAGTGCTGTAATAGCATTTGAATTTGCTTTATCAGCAGATTTCTGCATTTTTGTGCGCACTAACTGAACGGCAGGATCCACGCCAAAACCTTCTAACTCTGTACCACCATTATGCGTGTATGCCCAACTCATCACGCATCCAAAACTGTCATTTTCGGAATTATACAATCCGCCGGAAAATTGGATGACATCGCCAAGATCATAAATAACACCATGCACACAGGATGCTGAAAAAGGTGTATATGAAATTGCATCAAGGCTTTTCAGAACCGCCCTGCGCTCTGCATCTCTTGTGGTCAAATTGCTATCGCACAGAAGCGGATTTGCGCCCAAATCCATGCTCGAACCATCGTCAGCCTGCTGTAATGCCTTTTCAAGCCATGCCATGCGCTTTAACAGTTTCTTATGTTCTTTCTGCAAGGCTTTCATTTGCACATTATATTCTTCTTCAGTGATTTCATGCGCATCGTATTTCCGTTGCACTTCCTCCATATCATCAAGGATTTGGTTTGCCTCTTCCGAACATTCGTCCAATTCCTGTTGTAATGCCTCAGCATCATAACCATAATAATCAAATGTGTTTGTGTCCAGATTGTCCACATAGATGCCAATGTAGTGTGTCACATAATCAGCAAATGTTGCACCCGTCAGTCTGTGCTGTTCATTGATTTCATCAGCCACTGTCTGCGTGTACTTGCGGAATTCCAATTGCCCTACTCTGTTGATGGTCGCAAAGCATCCCATAGCCTGCGCAACCCAAAACAGCAAATCCCTATATGTTTCAATGTCATTGGCAAATTCAGATTTCTTGCCCATTGCGCCATATATTTCAAGCACTCTTTGACCATTCGGCATTGCCTCGATTTCTGCCTCAGTATTAGCACAGGTAACACCACAGTCAAGGCAGATTTGTGAAATAAAAGGATATGTTCCGACCGCAGTGAATTGGAAATGTGATTTATTGAATTTTTTGTCAAACTTAATCATGTTATCATATGCAGTAATTTGCACTCCATGATCAGTGTGATTTGCTTCTTTGACCTTAAAAATTCCAAGTGGCACATTTTCCCAATTATTGCCCACTTTCAGCGCAAATGTCGGCGTGATCGTCTTGCCAATCCAATCACCATATGGGAAATCAATTCCAACAATCTCTGCTGTCAATTCTCCAACAAAAACAGAACCAAGCACTACATCGTCTGTTTTTGTGCATTGATTCTGTATCTGAAAACTGCCTTCGACAATATTTGATTCATCAAAGGAAATACTGCCAATTGTACCCGTCAGCCTATGTTCCTGCGCAGGTGATAACATAGCATTTTTGAATTCGTTTGATACGCTATACATCAGAATTCCTCCAGATTATATGACACATCCCACACGCCATTTGTAACAGACAAACTGTGTGATTTTTCAACGAGTGAATAATTGAAATCTGTCATCCGCACAGTGGATGTTGTTGCCAATTTGGTGAGTGGATCATACCTTGTCAAAGTAAATGAATTCTTGTCACGGAATTGGAATAATGTCTGCAACAAATCATCAAGGCATGTGTGAGAAACAGAAACAGAAAGCCGTTTTTGCCGGACAATCAAATCAATTTCTGTTCCTGCTTCCGTTGTGAATGTGTTTTTCAATTTCTGCGGATTCTCAACCCAACTTTTTGGGAAAGGAATTTTTGTTTGATCGAAGTATATTTCCTGCATTATCTTCCACCATTCCTATATGTCGATTTCTGCTGTGCAGATGTGATCATTGCCTCAATAGGTCTTTCCCCTATTTTAACAGTCAGATTCATGCTTGTCAAAGCATCTGTGATTGCCGTAACGATATCACCAAAATCATCACCAGATGCATATGATGCAGAGCCTGTGCTATAACCGCCTGCCACAGCAAAATCAGAGCCGATCTGAAAGTTATCGTACACACCATCTGCCACATTCTGTACTGCGCCGAATACATCATTTGCGCCATTCTTGATGCCGGATGCGAACATGTCCATCATATCTGGTGCAAAGGTGTGGAAATTATGCAAAGGGCTTTGCGGGTCTGTCGGCTCTGAAAATCCGATCAATCCTTTGATAATGCTACCAATGCTTGTTACTGTTGCACGAACATCACTGATTTTTGATTTGATGCCATCGATGAAATTCTTAATCAAATCCTTGCCCCAATCAATTGCCTCATGAATTTTTTCAGAAATAGCACCTTTGATTTTATCAATAATGTCTTTTCCTGCCTGTATAAGTGAAGCAAACACAGATGCCATTCCTGCGACAAAACTCAAAATTATCCTTGGTGCTTCTGCAAGCAACTGCGGCAACATCTGTCCGATGCCTTTCAGCAATTCGCCAATAATCTGGATTCCGGCATTTACTAACTGCGGAATTGATACTGCCAATGCATTGAACATAGCAAATATAAGTTCCGGCATTTTGGAAACCAACTGCGGCAGAGCCTGCACAATACCCTGTATCAATGCGGTAATTACTTGGATTCCTATTTGTACAATCATATCAATATTGTCGATGAACGAATTTGTCATTGTCAATATCAATTCGGGGATTTGTTCTGCAAGCATTGGCAGTGCCTCTGCTATCCCTTGCGCCAATCCCAAAATCAAATTCATTCCTGCTTCCAACAACATTGGCAGATTTTCAATGATTTTTTGCGAAATGGTCAACAATAATTCGACAACAGTAGGAATAACTTCCGGCAATGCTTCACCCATGCCATTCAAAATATTGGCAATAATCTGCATTCCCATATCAATCAATGTGGTATAGTTTTCTTGAAACACACCTGCAATCCAATCAATGATTTCCGCAAGTCTTCCACCACTATTGCTTGTTGCATCAACCAAGCCTTGCAAAAGCATCTCTGCAATGTCACCTGCGGCAAAAAGGATGACATCAATATTGTCCATCAATCCTTGTGCAAGCGCACTAAGCAACTTCATACCACCATCGATAAATTCTGGTATTTTGTCAATTATCATGGCAAGACCATCAGACAGGATGCCGCCGAATGCCTCCATTGCGCCGGACAAACCGCCTTCTTGAAATGCCGTTGTCAATTCGGACAATCCATCTGTTCCAAACTGCACAAATTCACGCAGAGAAGGTGTCAGTACATCAGACACAGCAATCTGCGCACCTTCCAAGGCTGATTGAAACAATGTGATGTCACCTGCAAGATTGTCCAACTGCGTATCAGCCATATCCTGCGCCGCACCAGATGCATTGTCAATATACCCAGATAATTCATCCCATCTTTCGCCGCTTGTTGCAAGCAGTGCATTTACATCCTTCAAATCCGCCTTGTTGAAAATGGTATTGATTATATCCGTTCTTTCCGCCTGTGTCATGGTGGACATAACATTGTTCAAATCTGCAAATGTATCCTGCAAAGGTCTCATGTTGCCATCTGCATCATATGCAGACACACCAAGAGCCGCCATTGTCTTTGCCGCCTTGTCTGTTGGCGCACCAAGCGAAAGAATGATATTCCTCAGTTTTGTTCCGCCTTCTGCACCTTTTGTACCATTATCCGCCAGAATACCAAGAGCGGCAGACAATTCCGTTGTGCCGCCAGACAGATTCTTTGCTGTTCCACCGACAGTCAACATTGCTTCGCCTAATTGCTGAACACTTGTGTTTGACTTTGACGATGTCTTTGCCATCTTGTCAACCAATTCAGATGTTTCATCCAAAGACAACCCCAATGCGCTCTGCGTATCTGTAACCATGTCAGAGGCTGTTGCCAATTCCATGCCACCTGCCGCCGCAAGATTCAGTACATTTGGCAACATCTGCATTGATGTCTCAGCATCATATCCGGCAAGAGCCATGTAGTTGAGTGCATCCGCAGATTGTGTTGCGGAAAACGCAGTTTTGCTTCCCATTTCCTGCGCAAAATCACGCAGATCACCGATTTGGTCAACTGTTGTTCCCATAGTGGCGGCAACCTGTGCCATTGAGGAATCAAAATCTGCGCCTGCCTTCACAGCACTTCCCGCAAAAGCAACTGTTGCGCCTGTTGCCGCAGTCACTGCCGCCAAGCCAACCTTTGCCGCTCCACCAATTGCGCCACCAATGCCGCCTGCCATGCCTTTTGCCTTGTCCAATCCACTTTCATATTCGCTTGAATCAAGGCTCAATTTTGCGAATAATTCAAATACATCCATCCTCTTCACTCCCGAATGACAACCCTGCATTCCGCATCACATCTTCGATGATGCTTTCTGCATCAACAGATTCTTCTTCCTTATCGTTTATGAAATCGCTCCATCTTATAGAAATCCATTTACCCTGTGGCGCAAGCCGTGTGCTTTCGGATATAAAAATGCGATACATCTCATCACGCTTGAATTCGTCAATTCGTGCTTCGATGTATCGCATAAAGGGTTTTACATCTCTTCTGCCTCTGTATTCTCCGTATCCAAGCCAGAAGAGCCTTCTGCCATCTTCTCCTGCGCCGCATATCCGAAAAAAGATTTGATTTCTTCATTGCTCCCGATATCTGCGAGGATTGCAATGAGGCGCACCACCAAATTCAATCCATTGATAGGCTCGGGATCAATCCTCAAAAGAATCTTTTCCGCATCACTTCTGTGCCGCTTCAAAATTTCCTGTGCAATCACAAGCCTTGTTTTGCCAGAGCGTATCACTTTTGCAATGTTCGCATCATTGATGATGTTTGAAATCGGATCAAGCAAATCCGCCCACAACTCAATTGCTTCTTCGCCTTCATAATCGGTCAGTCTTACCATTAAGAAATCACTCCTTTTCCTTAGTTTATTTATGCCACAACAACTGTGCAGGTGTCATTGTAGGTCACACCATCCACAGTAATGCTTGCCGTGATGATTGCGCTTCCTGCCGCCTCTGCGGTCACAACTCCACTTGATACAGATGCCTTTGTGGAATCAGAAGATGTCCATGTCACACTTGCATCAGCAGGATTCTTTGCAACAGAGAATGTGAAGGTGTCACCATCTTCAATCTCAATCGAATGCGTATTCAGAGAGATGAAAGGAGTGGATGAACCGCTTCCCTGCTTAACATAGATTTCATACGGCACAGTATCCTGCGCATTCATAGAATAATGCCCCGTGAATTCAAAAGCAAATTTGCCCTTTTCCTTGTCCGTACTCTGAATCTGGAAGCCGCCTGTATTCAGCGCATTCAGCATCTTGATAGCGACAAATCCGGCATTCTCTCCTGTGTTTTCATCGGAATAATCACCAACCCACCAAATGGTCTTGAAATCGCCATTCACAAGGTCATTTCTGGGAATAATATGTGTTGCATCAGAGCCATCAACATCTGCCGCACCTGCAAGGATTTTCGCAGTTTCAGCGGAAAGCGTAACAAATGTTCCGCTCATCTTCACATCATGGGAATCAAGTTTCTTCAACTCTTTGGTGTTTTTCGGGCAATTGTCAATATCTTCGCCGAAATCAAGATATTCCGTTGAATCGGTGAAATTCACGCCACCCGAAGTAGCACCAAGGATGCTTCCAATCACGCCTGTTGCCGGATTGAAGTTATCCACCAAAATGCCTGCATTCAACTGAATGTTCTGAAATGCTGTTGCAGGAATCTGCGTATATTTCATTTTTTTGTCCTCCTAACTCAAAAATTCAATGGTTACATTCAGCACTATGCGCCGAATCATTTCATCACTTGGATCATCCATTCTCTGCGCCCATGGAACAGCCTTTTGAATCCACATTGATCCGCCTTCATATGCCACCATCACGCCGCCTCTGCCGATGAATTCTGCGATCTGCTCTTCCTTTTCTGTGATATCCGCCCAACTGCTTGACCGATACCACAAGGATGCAGTTTGCGCAATCTTGTTTCCAAATTCATCGCTTGATGCTTCGTATGTGATATACGGCAACTGTGCGTTGTCTGGCACAGATGTTTCATCGTATGCCTTCAATCCAAAACTGCTCCAAAAGGCATGCAGTGTTTGCATCTTATTCATTTAACTTCCATTCCTCCGCACTGTATTGCCGCATATCCAATCCGGCTGATTGTGGCGTTTTCTTATCATCTGAATTGCTTGTGATCCGAAATATCTTCTTGTCTCTTTCTCTTCGCAAAACAGTATGATAATCAAGGTCATATGCTTTTTTTACAGTGATAGTATAAGCAGATGTAACACCCATCGCCGCCGCAACCTTCATCTGCGTACTGCTGTCAAATACTGCCGTAGCATCAATGGTCGCACCATCACTCCACACAACTGTTGTGCCGCCATACCCATCATCAACAACAGATTTGTTTATTATCGTAAAATCCTCATATGCGCTTTCAAGCAAACTCATATTCCTTTAATCCTCCGATAGATATTCAATCTGTTCTTGTATGCTGTTTGCCATGTGGTTGATGCGCCTGTGCCGGACACAGAGCCTGCGCTTTTGCTATACGAATAGCCTCCAAAACTCTCGGAATAAAATGGTGACATAGCGGCAGAATCAACACTTCCATTCTTTGCCTGCCATGCCTCAATATCTGCCACTAATGAAAGGAATTCACTTGGTATAGCCAAGAGCCAGATTGATCCGCTGAAAGACTCATCAATCAATTCCAATTCATCAGTGTACTGAAAAATGCCATCATTGAACACGCTTCCTATTATGCGGAAATATTGATTATCTTTGATTCCTGCAAGAAAATCAGCATCTGTGATTTTGCCGTTTTCAATGGTGAAATCACCTTTGAATTTCGGCAAATCCCTATCAAAGAAATTATTCAAATCAAGGCATATTTCATTGAGCATTTTTCTTTCTTCCTCTTCGCTTCTTTGGCTCTTCTGCTTCAGCAGGCATTTCATATGTTTCCACAGGATCATTCATAAACGTTTCTTTGACCTCTTCAATGACTGCCCGCCCACGCTTATTATGCACAGATGCCAATTCTGCAATTCTGCTTTCGCTTGGCGCATATCCATGTCGGGGAAATTCATCCCCGACATGATATTTGAAATTGTTGTCCTTCAAATCTGTGAAATCAGATATGGCTTTGTACATATCATCACGCTCCTGTAATAGTACCCTTGACAACACCTGCCGCATACTCAACAAGGAACTGAATGCCATCCATTACAAGAGATTCGATCTGCGCCCTCTCATTGTTCTGATAGCCGGAATTGATGCCGATATAACCAAGATCATCAGCAGTCAGATTGAATGCCTGTGCGATATCACCATTCATGGTGAGATAGTACATGATGATGTTTTCCTTTGCCGTAGCAACAAAAGTGCCTTTGGTAATCCGGCTCGACATAATCACCGTACCAAGACCAAGGAAATCTTCGACATAATTCATGCCGAATGCGGTCTGAACAGTGATGTTTGCAGTGCCAAGATAATCTGCAATGTCCAGAGGATTTACAAAGTACACAGCCTGTGCCGTATCATCCTCAAACAGAACCTGCAACTGTCCCCATGCCGCCGCAAGAGCCTCCTGCAATGTAGCACCTGTTGCAGACGTAGAGCCGGAAATCGTGCCATTAAGGAAAGCGAACAGGTCACTTCTCACACCATTCTGTACCAGAGAAAGCAGTTTTGCATCAGTTTCAACAACTGCGGTCTGATAGCCGGATTTCTTGATAGCCTCTGCGGAAACACCCTTGCGCCACTTCTTCAGAGTGATTTCGCCAACAGGCGTTTTGGTCTGCTCAATCTCGGTCAGCGGAATGACTTCACCTTCTGCCACAGCACCATTCTCAAGAGTGCCGGACATGGTATAGGTATACATGGTAGTGCCTTCCATCATAGGAATCTTTCGAGTAACACCAAGCACCTCAATCAGTTTCGCCAGAGATGCATGAGTAAACTGATTCACAAAATCCACTTCACGGATTTTCTTCATGTCATTTGCAACTGTCAGATTAGTGTCTGCCATTATTTTTTCCTCCTTAACTCAAAAATAATTCTTTGTTGTCAAGCATAGCCTGCTGTCTTTCAGCAGTGTCCTTGATTTTCATGATGTCATCTTTTGACATCTTTGTGCCACCATTATTCGCAGGCGGGTTTGATGTATGCGCTCCTTGTGTGGTCTGGTTTACTATGAAATCCGCCCACTCACTTTTGATGTCATTGATAATGGATTTGGAATCCTTGACCTTGCCATCATCATCAAACTCAATGTTTGACAGGTCAGAAACCTTGATGACAGAATCAATACGCTTCTCGGAAACACCTGCTTCTTTCAGCAATTCCCTGTATGCCTTCTCCTTTGATGCCTTTGTCTGGTTTGCCTTCACATCTGCCTTGAAATCTTCATATTCCGTCTGCAATGCTTTCAGTTTTTCGGCAACCTTTTCTGCATCTTCAAGTTTTGCCTGCGCTTTCACAAGGTCTTTCTCTGCTGTCTGCAGTTTTTCAACCTGTGCCTTGTAATCCTCCACATCCTTCCGCAGAGAATCCCGTTCATCTGTCAATCCATTGATTGTGTTTCGATGCGCCTCAATGATCTGGTCAATCTGCGCTTCGGACAAATCCATTGCCTGCAACATTTTCTTTGTGAGTGCCATTTCTTCTTCGCTCCTTTTTCTCGGTGTCGGTCTGTTGACATTTGCGTTTCAGATTTCCACACAGTTTGTCGGCGGATTTCTGTTATCCATAAGTTTACCAATAATTTTTGTTATTGTCAACCGATGCACCATTTGATGCAACATGGTGCATTTTCTCCGAAATATAACTTTTATATATACGAGGCTCTTCTTATATACTTTTTTATTTTACACTAAAATGCAACATATTGCATCAAAAAAAAGTATATATAAAAGTATTATAATATCAGTATTTATGCGGATCGAGAGCAGATGTAAGAACAAATGTTCTAAAAAAATGGTGCATCAAAAAAGAACACCTGTTCACGAACAAGTGTTCCTTTCTGTATATAAAATTAAATCACGATTTACGGAAAGGAGTGAAATATTAAACCATGATTTAATTTATGACTTTAATGCGGCTTCCAAAATTGCCTTGTAATGGTCACCATGATTCGCCGCCGCATCTCGCAGAAAATGTGCCTTGCCTGTGTGGTGTGATGCATTATCACGGAATTCCACATATGGCGCATATTCCACATTTGTGCCGATGTACACATCCCTGTCAATCACATCATAAGAAATGCTGTTCCGCAATCTGCCTGTGTCGACCGGACAGTCATCCATAGCATATCCCACCGCAGTCAATCCAATGGAATCCAATGCCAATTTTACCTGCTCATTCATTGCGGCAAGCACTTCTTCTGTGTGGTCATTCTCAATTTTTATGCTTGTTATTCTCGGCATTATATCACCTCCTAAAATTCAACGCTTGCCCATTTTTTGTTTTTTGGTTTTCTGAATGTAAGACCGCAATATTGTATTTCTTTTTCTCCTGTTTTCCAATCAGTAAATTCAAATATTTGGCTTCCACCATGCTCTACAATACCTTCAACTTCATCAAAATTTTTTTTGAGTGTGTCAATAATTACGTTCTCCATCTTTTCTCTTTCAAAAGAAACGCGCATATTTACTGTATCTTTGAGCAATGGTTCTCCATCATGTCCTTTGCCGATCACTTTCCCATCAACTGCATACATTGGAGAATCCAATCTAACTGCCATTGATTGTGCCTGCGTTAGATTTTCGATAACAGGAACACCATTTTTTGACTTGAATACAGAAACGCCTTCTTCAAATAAATCTTCATATGTTTTTCCTTTCCAAGACTTTGTGTTTTCTGTGAGGAATTTTACTTCCTTTTCCAATCTTTCTGGATAATCAGAAAGTATTTCTGTTATATCCCTTCTTTGTTCTGCGCTTAATTTTGTAAAATCAATAGAACGCTCATCAACCGAATATGCGCCAAATCGAACATACATATCACCCTCAAAGAATTCTTTTTTCTTCGCTTCTGTAAAACCATTATTTTCAAGGATTCTGTTGTTTTCTTCTATTTTTGGCTCAACATGCTCAAATTGTTTTTCGTACTCTTCTTTTGTCATGCGGAAATTACTTTCATACGCTTTCATTATTTTCATTTCCTTATCGCCAAAACGAACGATGCGAGTTTTTTCATCCTCGCTTATCATTTCGCCAATACCGAATTTTTTGTGGTAATATGCATTATTGTCCTTCTTTTTCCGTTTATTTGCTTTTTCTATCCTTCGTTGTTTTTCCTCATCCATCTGTCCGGCATGCATGGTTTCGTCACGTTCATAATCAACATAAGATATGCTACCATCTGCCCGCCGGAAGCCAATGATTTCTGTGCGCATTGAACATCTACAATTGTAAACCTCAGCAGGATCACCATTCGGGTCTGCCGGATATTCTAAGCCATTTGAAAATGTATCATTGATTGCCACAGATTCACTGTCCACATCAAGGTGTGATTTTCTCGTCCGGCTGTCTGGTGTGGCAATCCACACCTTCTCCTGCACCACACCCTGTCCGTCAAGATTCTTAAAACTGTCAATCCTGCCTCTGTTTTCCGCCTGTGTTGTAAGCGTTCTGGCAGTGCGTGTGGCTGAAACCTTGTTATTCCCAACAACACTGTAAAGGCTCTTTGATATTTTCGGTATGCTGTCACCTTGCAGAATTCCTTGCATCAGTTTGCTTGTAATCTGCTTCATATTCCATCTTTCATCCTTCGGAATGTTGACAACCTTTCGTTGCATCTCCTCATATGGAAAACTAATATCACCACGCCTTAACGCCTCAATGGTTTCCTCATTGAGCATGTTGAATGTGATGCTTTCCTCTTCGGTAAACGCTTTATTTCTTTCTCTTCTCTCCGCTTCCGTCATTTACCTTAATTCCAACCTTTCTGCAATCCTCTGCAACTTGATTATAATTAATCACATATATTTCCGGCACAGCATCATTGATTATGTCAACTGCTTTCTGGTTTACATCTGCCATTGTCCGCACAAATTGCTTGATGATGTCATTGTACTCTTTTGATTCTATCGTATAACGCCGAATTTGGCTCATATAGACGTTTTTCGCCTTTTCTTTGGATTCTTCATCATCTGCATCAATAAAAGCCTTATATGAGCCTTCTGTGCGTTTTTGGACATATTCCATGTATTCATTGTATTTCTTTTCCACTTTTAACAAGGCAGGGTCTGTATCATAAACCCTGCCCATCTGTCTTTCAATGCTTTCAAGCATTTTATCTGTTTTCTGTCTCGCCTTGTCCGGCGTTCTGCTCTTCGGTTTCATCTTCGCCATTGTCTTCTTCCTTTACCGATTCAAATCGCTCCATCTCTTCCTGTTCCCTTTGTCCAAGGATGCTTTCGATCTCATCCGGCGAGATGAAAGGCAGATGCTTCAGTATGGTTTCATCATCCAAATACTGTGCCGCAGACAGAATGACCTGCGTTTCCTCGGTCTGATTCATCAGTTTTGACCGCTTGTATGTGGGAGAATCATCAATGCCAATCAATGCAAGGACATCTTTGATGAATGCTGTCACATTTGCCTCATAGTCATCACATTTAAGATTCAGATTATCATATGCCGCATTGATGGCTGTGGCTGTCACACTGCCTGCTGTGATTTTGTCCGTATCAAGAGCCATCGCATCTCTATACAGGGAATCCCGCAAATCCTGCAATCCCGCCTGCCTTGCTTGGTATGGCACATCAATTGTGTGCGCTTCTGCCTTTGCGCCATCATCATCAACAATGGCGGCTTTGACTGTCTTCATGTGCTGAAGGAAATGCGCAAGATCAATGTCATCCATGCCTCCGGCATTCTGCAATGTCCAATAGATTTGGCTTGCATCATCAAGGTCATTTGCCAAGCCACTCTGTATCAAATCATATCCATCAATCTTGGATTGCAAACCAATCAATTCAGACTGATGCATGCTGTTTGCCCACAGTGGCACAATCGGGAAATTCGGATAATTTTCGCCATCAATGATTTCTGTCCCATCAACAACGCTTTGCCGGATAATCTGCTTGTATGTCTGCTTTGGTTTCAGCACCTCTCCAACACCTTGCCGCCAGATATATTCCGTGTATCCGTCTTCTGCATACAGCGTTGCCCGCAATGGCTTGTTGTCAGCGATCTGCCAAAATCTGATGCCTGCATGCAATCCGCCATCCTCTTCACCGAATAACGGCGCAAATTCTGTTGCTTTGAACACTTCAACGTGATCAAGATTCCAAAATCCATACGATACGCCGCCCCACAATGATGCTTCTCCGGCTCTCAAAATCACACCATCAAATTCATCACCACCAAGCCTGTCTTTCGTACTGTCATCGTTGAAGGTCACACCATTGCCAAGCAAATATGAATTCTCCTGCCGGACAAAGATGGGAAAGAAGGCATTACAGAATTTGTAATTTGCGCTGAAATTGTCCGGCACAGCCTGTCCGCTCATGGTATACAGTAATTTCTGATACTGATTGATTGTAGTGTTCCTACGCCGGAAATAGTCATATCCCGTCACTGCATCTCTGTACATAGCATCAGTCTTGTATGCGCTGATTGCCTGCCTTATAAATTCCATTTCATCACTTGCTTCAAGCAAATCTTCATAGGTCTTCAATATCACACCTCCGATTCTGTCAATTCATCATGCAATCCGATATCAACAGTGATGCCCGCCTTCTTGTACAACCTTCTGGCAAGGCATGCCGCAGAATCAGCGCAATCATCATGGTCAGCATCCTCATTGTAGTCAAGTATTTGATTAATATATTCATCATCTGTTCCTTCAACGAATATAACATACTTCCATATTGCTTTCAAGTATGTGGAAATCTTCAAATGCTTGTTCATTCCTTCATGGTATGTGGCTGTTCTCATACCAAACTTGCGCTTCATATCCTTTGCGGCAAATCCCTTGTCTGCATTGCTTTCAAGCATACATTTGCCAAGAGAAAACCGCATATAATCATCATATATGTCCTTGTAGCAGGATTCTACATGCTTCTGCCAACATCTGCCATATATGTAGAAATGCCCATCATGATATGCCATTGCTGTGAACGCCGTGTAATCCTCACCACCATATGCACAGTCAATGTGGCTCATTGCGCCTGTGATGAATTCTATTGATGCGCCAATCGGTCTTTCTGCGAATAGCAGATTCTCATCAGCGATGATCTTTAACTCATAGTTACATGCGAAAAGCGATGCTGTCATGCTTTCCTTCTTCTCTTGAATCACTTCATCTGTGATGATTGAGCGCACCTGCGGATGGTAACAGTCATATTTCACCAGATTAGGCATCAGTGTGGATGCATCTTCCTTGTGCCACATGGTCAATGTGTTGATGATGCGCCCGCCTCTGTTTTTCAGATTTTGCAACTCTTGGTAGATCAGTTTTGTTCTTTCACGCTCTGCCTTGCTGATCCTGTCCTTGATGTTGATGATGTCATCTGTAAATATCCTATCAAAATGCTTACCTGTGAGCGATGATCCCATGCCTATACCTACCAACTGCGATGTACCTTTGGCATCTGTCACAAGATTTGTTGATATCTCAAATACGGATTCAACAGTCAGATTGAGTGATACACCATAGATGGTCTGCACAAAATACTGAGTGTGCGGATCTTTCAGAATCTTTGCGGTCTGCTTGATTATTTCCTTCACATCATCATCTGTTTTTCGCATAAACATTGTACGCAGACGAGGAAGCAGGATTATGATCAATGCAAGAGCAATGCTATCACATGTTGTTTTGTAAGTATTTCTGGAAGCGGCTAAAGACATGTCTTCTTTTCCTCGAAGCATGTCTTTAATCCATTCATTATGCAGTTTTGTAAGTTTCGTGAATCCCAAAAGATGCCCGAATTTGTACGGCTTATTTTTTAGGAATTGCACAGCATCATTCCGTGTCATCCAGAATTGCCGCCTCCACTTCATCAATCACAGATTGCTCCACCTCTGCCACAACAACCTTGTCAACAGGCTTCTGCCCAGATGAATCACGCACTAATTCAAATGCTTTTGCATCACCTTTCAATGCCTTCTCCATCTGTTTTAGCGCAATAGCCTCTGCGCCGGAAAGCATCTTTCCATCCTTGCCTTTATAGGATTTTTCAAGTAATGCTTCCATCGCAAGCCGGATATCACGCTTTCTTCTTCTGGCTTCACCAGATGCCGAACCGCCTTTTTTCCCATTTTTCGCGGCTTCTTCACGGTTTTGCTTGCTTGTAAATGGTTTTAGATTCTGCTCATTCGCCATCTTCATTCACCACCTTCCATTCATCAATATCTGCCTCAAATTCTGGCATATCATCAACCGATGCATAATCAGTACCCCACCTGTCAATCAGCACCTTAAAATCCTCAAAATCATGTCCACGGACATAATATCTTTCATCACCATCCTTTGCTGTACCGATGCCCACATGCAGAAGTTCATGGAAAATGATTCTGCGTATTGCTTCATCAGATTTTCCTTCGATATTCGGCTCAAACAGAGTGATTGTAAAATCCGCCGGAATACTCCACTTGTATTTATCTGCAACTCTTTCACACTGTCCAAGAACAATCCTGTCCTTGTCTGTTTTTGCAAGGTCAGAAGACAGGTAAATAATGGATGCATGTGAATTGCGGATATCAATCAACACATCCTCTGTGTCAATAAGTTTCTGACCTATTTTAGCATACTTTTCATTGATTTGTCTATTATCAGCCATTTATACCTCCTTGTATTAACTCAAATATTCTTCAAATGTCGGCACAATCCAAAATATAAAATTACTGCACCATCTTTGAAGTTTTCGATATATCGGTTTGCAATGCTCCTTGTCATATATCATTGGATATGGACTAAAATTCAACTCTCTACACAATTGTATTCGATATAAATCCTGCTCAATCGTTGTATCATAGTTTGTTAAAATATAAACCATTACCTTGCCTTTGCTTCTGTTATAGCCTGTATTATATGCAAATTGCCGCAATTTTGGTTCTATTATGTCTTTATCTTGCCACCGATCAAAAGCAAAATGTATGCCTTCAAGTCTTATCTCTTTTAACAATTCTAAGTTTCTATCATTCACAAGTCTGATATCTAACCCTTGATTGAAATTAACTTTTGCATTGCTATCCCTTAACTGTTTCAGCAATTCCATGTGATCTTTGCAAGCCAAAATGTTTGGGTCGCACAAAATTATATTCTTCTGTCCGTTCCAAAACTCTGATAAATCTGCAACCTTGTATGAACATCTACCTTCTTTTGCTTCGACATGGCAAAATCCGCATCCTCTCGGACAACCTCTTGTCAAAAAACCGTATGCCGTATCTGCGCACTCTTTCGGATATAATGAGTAATCTGGATATATGTGTTCTATTTCATCCGGCAAATTAGCATCACGCTCTTTGTGATAAATCTCTTTCCCATTCACCAATTCAATGCAATATCCGCTTCCACCTCTTTGCACCTCTTTAGCGTATATTGGATATTCGTAATCCGGCGAAAATGAAAAAACCTTACTCATATATACTTTATCATATTCCTCAATCATTCCATCAAATGGCTCATACCATCTAACCGTATCACCTTTTGCTTTATGCCATGATGATATTTTCATCAATGGCAAGTTTGGGAAGTTATGTCCATCTACATCTATCAATCCTATTTTCATTTGTCCTCCCATTATCAGCCATGATTCATCCTCCTGCACACTTCCTGTGCCTTCTTTTTCTCCCCGATACTGCCAAAAACGGGGATATCTGGGAATCCCCGCCTGTGGCAATACCATGCGCCGCTTTTCGGCTCTTTGCTTATGGTATATGGTTTTTCTTTCATCAATCCAACCTACGCTTCCTTCCTTCATCAACTGAAATACAGGTTATATGGTAAAGGCAATCTATCCTGTTTGTCTTCGTTTGACAAAAACCTTTCAAGATATGCCGCATATTCTCTTTCCCGTCTGTATTCGCTTTCTTTGTGCTTCCTTGCCCACTCTGCGTAGTTTGCTCTTTTCTCTTCTACTGTCAACATCTCTTCTTCCTCCTTATCTCCTGCGCAGGTCTGCCGCCTGCGCTCGGCTTTGATATTATGCTATTCTGTACATGATGCTGTTTTCGTTTTCAAATGCCTTCACATCTTCTCTCAAGATGAATGCGGTTTCTTTATCATTCAAATCCATGTGTGTTTTCTTGTTCCCGCTCTGATATCTAATTTCAACTGTTCTGTTGTTTTTGTAAATCCTTACGCTTTCTATCATTGTGTTGTTCTCCTATCAAAAATGGTGTATTGCTGTTCTATGTCTATACAATACACCATTTCTTTGAGTATGTCAATATGTTTTTTAATATTTTTTATTCTTTTTCAACATCCTCCACTTCACATGGTAAAGGTGTACAATCCAGACCATCACAGACAAATGCTGTGCAGATTTCATCCTCTTCGTCAAAGTATTCACATTCTACGCATTCTCTCATCATTTAAAATCCTCGATTCTGTAATTTTTCGGCACAAGATTCTTTGCATAATCGGTCAGCCGGATTTTGCCATAGAAAATACCTTTTGCAGTCTTCTTGCGCTCTGGTATTTTCTTCATGATTTCCATTCCAAACCGCTTTGATGACATCTCCCACTCATTGTTGACCTTTGCCCATGCATTATAGATGGAGAATAATTCCGATGACATGAATTGCATGTCTGAATCATAATCAATCACAATGCATTGCTCCACAAACCCTGCAATCAAGTCCATTTCCGCCTTGTATTCCTTTGTTGCCTCTGCCACGCATGACGGCTCACCCAAACCATCCTTTTGCCACTTCATGCATCCTTCCACCGCCCATGCCAAAATCTGCGGGAATTCGTCACGCAATTTGTATTTCAAATTCTTGTCAACCTTATCCTTCGGAATGTTCACTTCAAAAGGAATCAGTTTAATTCTGCGCCAGATGCCCACATCAGTTCCACGCACAACAGGTTTGTGATTTGTTGCCACCCAAATTTTAAATTCCGGCGTATACTCAAATTCATCACCATACAGAAATCTGCATGTCACCTTGCTTCCGCCTGTCAACTGCTTCAGCAGACCTTCATTCAGCCTCACACCTTCTGTCGGCTCTTCTGATGTGACAAATCTTGCAGATTTCAGCCTTGCAATCTCTGTATTTGCTCCGCCGCCGGATGCACCAAGTTTGCCCTGCAACATCAATGTGTCCGGCTGTGTATTGGCGGCATAATCACCAAGCAGGTCTGCAATGGTATCAAGGAATGTGGATTTTCCATTGTTTCCCATGCCATACAGGAAATATGCACACTGCTCTTGGATACTGCCGGAAAGCGAATACCCAACACACCTTTGAATGTATTCCTGCAAATCCTTGTCACCATTGGTCACATCATCAAGGAATTTCAGCCACATATTAGGCTTCCCCTTTTTTACATCATATTCCGCATTGCAGATTTTGGAAAGCATCAAACTGCTGTCATGCGGCATCAATTCACCATTGCGCAGATTGACAACGCCATTCTGACAATTGAGGAAATCAGTGTATGCATCAAAATCTTCTGGTGATGCCGGAATATCAAACAGATGTTGGCATTCTTTTATCATGGCTTCCTTTGCACTGCTTCCTGCTGTGCGCTTGGCAAATTTCAATGCGGTTTCCTGCAAATCTTCATCCTGTATGTTCCATGCTTCCCGCTTCAAATCATCGCAGATATCATCTGCCAATTTCTTCACTTCGCCTGCTTCATCCAATGTCCATTTTTTGCCTGTCCAGAAATACCACTTCTTTCTGTTGTATGAATATTTCAGAATGTTGCCAAACCTGTCATACAGCCTGTGCGCATTGCCTGTGTCCGTCATATCATATGATTTCTTCTCTGCTTCCTGCACTCCTGTTTTTCCATTGCGGAAAAAAGCAATTGCAAGTGATGCATCATCATCATATTTCTCCGGCTCATAGACATCTGTACAAGATGCACATGCCTTTTCAATAGTTTTGTTCCCGTATGTATCAGCACCACGCTTTTTGTCCCATTTTTTACGATACAGACCCGATGTGCGGAAAATCCTGTCCATCTGTGCGGCATTCCTGCCTGTCCAAAATGCTAATTGATTGCAGAGTGCAATATCTGCTTCTGACTGCGAAGGAAACAAGCCTTCCCATTGCCCAGAATAAAGCATCGTGAATAGGCTTCCACTCTTGCATGCTCTTGCCTTGTCAATGATCTCAGCATCATCAAGATCAACCACCACATTCTTGCGAACCTCTGCTTTTGGCGTTGAATTCGGCAGATATTTACTATGCAGGATTTTGACGGATTCTGTGCAATCCTTGATCTCAGTGTATGCCGGATTATACAGATTGCCTGTGCAAATGAAATATCTGCCGGATGAATACATTTCCACGCCACCTTTTCTGCGGCTTCCATCCGGCAATTTGCCTTTGCATATGATGTGGATGCCATTCCCGCTCCTGCTGATTTCAGTGTATGATTGCAAAGTTTCAACAAATTCATCCACAAAATCAAGTTTATCAAGGCAATGGTCAAGGTCAATGCCAAAATACGGAGGCGCAAACATGAAACCCAATCCATCAAACCCGAATGTCTCACATGCCTTCACAGCCTGCTCAAATGTTCCCCATGTATTTTTATCGTTACTCTTTGCATTCTGTCCATTGAATGGATTTTTGGGAATTTTTGCTTCTCCCTGCCAACACACCCAATTTTTTTCCTGCTTTAATTCGCTTGGAATGTTCTCTACTATAGTCTGCACGAATTTGTATCTCCTTTCCCATCACTTCTTCTTCTGGTATCTGCCACATCTTGCCATGTTTCTCTGCGGAAAGATATCCAAGCGCAACCCATTTTCTGATTGTGCGCACCTTCAACCCAAGCACATCCGCAGTCTGTCTGATTGTCATTTTTTCACCTCCCAATCATGGTCACCCATACCCTCTGCCCATCAATGTTCCTGCCGCATTCCTTGTGTTTTTTCATCGCCTGCCTTGATGCACTCTGTGGCGTATTCGCTTTCACCACATATCTATTCTGCGCATTTATTGTTCCGATCTCAACCAAATATTTCATTCCATTTACCTCCTTCCATCACATGTACTTGCGGATGCTTTACGCATCCGCAGGATTATATGGTGTGCAGAGCATCGGATTTGCTCTCCATCTGCCAATTCTGGGATTTTCCACGATGTAATCCCCATTGTCGCAGACCTCAATGATTTTTGCAACTGTGCCAAGATTGATAATGATTTGACCTACCATGTTTTGCTCCTTCCCGCAGGCGGCTTGTGCCGCCTGCTATGCTGATTGTCAAATGAGATTGATGACCTCGATATCCTTGTATGTCTTAGATCCGTAAATGCTAACTGATACAGGATAATAACATGTCTGTTTCGTTTTATGGTGAATCATGAATCCGGCAATGCCATTCAAACCCTTGCGGTCAATGTATTCTTTGCACAGACTTTCAAGTTTTCCTATGGCATCATAATCTGTGTAATGCGTACAGGTTTCTTCAATCTGTGCGGCAATCTGCTTCATCTCTTTCACAATCTTGCTGACAGGTTTCAATGCAAATCTCTTCTTGTTGATGGTCTGTACAAAATCCTGCTTGGAAAGATTTGTTGCCATGTACATCGGCTCAATGATGTTGTTGTAATCCTCAAAACTTACTTCATAACCTGCGATTTCTTCAAATTCGTGTTTCATCATGGTGGTGTCCTCCTGTCATGTTGTATTGTTGATTAATTCTGATACCAATATACACCATGCCTTGCGGTATGTCAATACCTTTTTGATATTTTTTATAAAATTTCTGCATCAATCTTTCTGTAATATCCACGCCTCATTGATGCCCATGTCTTATACATGCCAAATTCATCAACAAAATCTATTACTGTCCCATAGGATTTTCCGTCTGCTTTTCGTCCGACTCTTCCTGTGGCTTGTGTAACTGTCACATCATTTTTTTCTGGTGTGGCGAATACAATATATCTTAAATTAGGACAATCAAGTCCTTCAGCCGCCAACTGATAACTCGCAAACACACAATCCAACTCTCCATTATTTAACGCTTCAAGAGCGGCTTTCCGCTCTGCCTTTGCCTTCTTACTCTGCCCCATGCCGGACAAACAAATGCACTTCTTGCCGAAATGCCACAGCGAATCACACATCTTATGTAAATACTCTACCCGATTCGCAAGAACCATGGTCGCACCATCGAGTTTGGCAATATTTACAAGCACTAACTTGTATCGCTCATCATCATGAATCATACTGTCAATCACTTTATGATAATCAATAGTGCCATCACCCATGCAGATTTCGTCATACTCCGGCATCCATCCTGTATCAATCTGTTGTACCTTCACACGGCATGTTGTGTGAGCCACTTCCTCCCTTGTAACCTCATGGATTTTATCACCAAGAAGCGCAAACATGCATGCCTGCAATCCATCTGCTCTTTTCGGTGTTGCTGTCAATCCAAATTTATACCTTGCACACAGGCTTGACACCACTTTATAGAACATAGTCACCCTTGACGGAGTGCCGCAACAATGCTGTGCTTCATCAACAATGATGATATCAAAGGTATCTCGATATGCAGACAGGTCAATTTTTGCCATGGTCTGCACTGTTGCAAAGGTGATGTGTTCTCCTATATCGACCTTTCCCGCCGTGATTGTGCCGCATTTTACATCATCCAGAACACTGATTGCCCGCTCTTTGCTTTGCATCAGCAAATCATTTGTGTGTGTCAGCCACAATGCCATGCCACCTATCTTTGCAATGATTTCCAAGCCACACTGTGTCTTCCCCGATCCACAAGGCATCACCAGAACGCCATTCTTGGCTTTTATTGCCTCATTTACGGCTTTTTCTTGATAATCATACAGATTTATCCGGCTTTGATATTCAATGCGCCTTAATGGGCAAATTTGGACGTTATACGCATGCTTGACAGGATACAGACTCCAAATCTTTTGCAGGCATCCAAACGGAATCCACAATTCATCAACAATTCTTTCAAACAGCCAAATGTATTGTGGCGTGTCACCTGTCCATTTTCCCATCCGTTGCCGCTTATGATATTCTGGATTTTGAATAATCAAATTCTGTTTGCACCAATCGATCACTTCCTTGGTCGGCTCTTTGATTTTCAGTTTTTCGCAAACACAAACTTGCATCACAACCAATCCTTCCACTCTTCAATATATTTGCTGTATGCCTTTTTTGAATATTCATCCGGCATTGGAATATCAAGCCTTTCAGATATCTTTGCGGCAAATGCTTCCTGCTTCTCTGTTGGCGGCTCTGGCTTTTTCCTCACATATTCCCAATTCATCATTCATCCTCTTTTCTCTTTAACAACACAGGATATTTTTTCAGCAAAATCCTGTTCCTGTTTGCTATCAGAATGTCATGCAGACGAATGCTTGCATAGGCATACATTGTCAACAATTCATCTGTATCATCGGTAACGCACATCCTGTTCAAATTACCCTTTATCATATCCATTTCATTATCAATTTTCTGTCTGATTTCATCTGTCATTCCTCATCCTCACTTTCCGCATCTTTACAATTACAAGCAACTTGCGCTTTGTCATTCGCAACCCACTCCTGCAACTCAGCATTACAATTTGGACATAAATCCAAACAACCACTCATACATGGATTGCGTGTTATATTAAAAAATTCGGATGTCCCTTGACACTTGTATTTTTCAAATAACTTTCCACACCTATCACATTTATATGCTCTCATTTCTTATCCTCGCTTTCCTTATCTGCCGGAACAACAACATCTTTTACGGTCACTCCCTCATCCGACCATTTGTTTAGGGCTTCAAGCACCGTCAATGTCTTTTCTCCCCACTCCTCATACTGCTCATCATATGTAGAAACCGTTATTTTTCTGTTTACATCTATAAGGTCACCATGTCCTTTCGGAAGTGGTGTGCCATTTGCTATTGCTGAACATACAAAACCTGCCATTCTCATATCCCAGATATTGTTAGTAGCACAAGCACTATTATATATTTCTTCGGGAATATCAATCACAAGTTTCATTCCTTATCCTCACTTTCTGCCTTGTAGGGCTGTGGTAGTGGCATCCATGCTTTTATTCTGCTTGTGGTATATTCACTATGCACTGTGGTTTCAAGCACAATCGGTCTTTTTTCGCCCACGCTGTCGCAAATTTCAAAAACAGGATAAC